CCGTGGACAAGGATGCCCTGGCTGCATACTGCACGGCGTTCTCTCGGTGGCGTGAGTCTGATGAAGTAGTCCAAAACGAGTGTATGACCTACGAGATTACCGACAAGCAGGGGAACCAGGTTATCAGGCGGCGCCCCGAAACCGCCATCGCTGTCGAGCAACTAAAGCTCATGAAATCCCTCATGGCCGAGTTCGGGTTGACACCATCGAGCCGTTCAAGAATTGGCTTTGCTGGACAGGAGGGGCTTGATGACGAGGATTACCTCTTCGGAACAACCTCCGGTAAAAGATAGGGTCCAGTCATATATTGATGGCGTCATAGACGGAACCCTGCTGGTGGGTAAGTTCCAGCGGCTTTGTGTTGAGCGCCATCTAAAGGATCTGCTGGAGGGTGAGAAACGGGGCCTGTACTTCGACGAGGATGCCGGCGAGCGGATCTGTGAATTCTTCGAGAAGTACTTGCACCACACGCTCGGTCGTGAATGGGTGGGCCAGCCGTTTATTCTGGAGCCCTGGGAATGCTTCATCTTGTACGTGCTGTTTGGGTGGAAGCGAAAAGCAGATGACTACCGGCGGTTCAGGACGGCGTATCTCTGCATCAGCAGGAAGAACGGCAAGAGCACGTTAGCCGCGGGTGTGGGGCTTTACCTGACCATTGCTGACGGTGAAGCCGGGGCAGAGGTCTATAGCGCCGCTACTAAGAAGGACCAGGCGCGAATAGTCCATGATGAGGCGACGAGAATGATCCGTCGTTCGCCTCGGCTGCGCAGATTTATCGAGATCCCGAAGAGTCAGAACTCTACCAGGCGCTACATTCACGTTCCGAGGACGGATTCAAAGTACGAGCCTCTGTCAGCAGACACGTCCACCATGGACGGTGTGAACCCTCACGGGGCCATCATAGATGAGCTGCACAAGCACAAGCGCCGGGACATCTTCGACCTGATGGTTACGGCCGGGATAGGAAGGACCCAGCCGTTAGTGTTCTGTATCACCAACGCCGGCGATGACCGTGAGGGCGTTTGCTGGGAGCAGCAGAGCTACGGCGAAAAGATACTCACGGGTGTTATCGAGGACGACAGTTACTTTTCCTTTATCACCTCGATAGACGAGGACGATAACTGGCAGGACGAGGATGTCTGGATAAAGGCGAACCCGAACCTGGGTGTCAACATCAAGATAGACCGGCTTCGTTCTGAGTTCAAGAAGGCCAAGGAATCACCTGCTTACGAAGCGGCTTTTCGTCGTTATTACCTCTCTCAGTGGTGGCAACGGGTTAATAAATACCTACGCGATGACGACTGGACGGCCACGGCCTTTGGTGATCTGCCGATAGAAATGAAGTTGGACTGGCAGAGTCTTCAGGAGTCGGTAGTCGGCCGGGCCGCTTATTGTGGACTCGACCTGGCTTCCACCACGGACATAGCGGCGTTCGTAATGGTTGTACCGGTAGAAGACGACTACGTGGTGCTTCCGTACTTCTGGACCCCTGATGAAAAAGTGGTTGAGCGGTCGAAGGATTCAGTCCCTTACCGGTACTGGGTAGAACACGAGTACATGTATGCCACCCCGGGTAACCTTATTGACTACTCGTTTATCCGAGAGAAGGTAAACGAGTTAGGCAAGATTTACAGGATAAAAGAGATTGCCTATGACTCCTGGAACTCATCGAAGCTGGTAACGGAACTCACAGAGGACGGCTTCCAGATGGTTACCTTTGGGCAGGGCTACGCTTCGATGAGCCCAGCCACGAAAGAGCTACTGACACAGGTTCTCGGCAAGCATGTTATTCACGGAAACCATCCGGTGCTCAGGTGGATGGCAGGAAATCTAACGGTAACGATGGATCCATCTGGCAACGTGAAACCCATGAAGGACAAGACCACAGAGAAGATCGACGGCATGGTGGCCCTGATTATGGGGCTGGATAGGGCAGTTAAAAACGAAGAGGCCGATTCTGTCTATGAAGAACGAGGGTTGGAAGTGCTGTGAAATTCATAAAGCGTAAAGTTCTTCGCCCGGTTTATGCGGCGATAAAGAAGATCAGCATTCAAGATCTGCTCATCGTTGGGGGGGTTGCCGGTCTCGGGATCGGGATCTGGTGGATATTCCCGCCGGCGAGCCTGATAACTATCGGGATCCTCGCACTCTTAATCGGAATACGTGGGAGCTTATAGTGGGATACTTTGAAAAAGTCTTTGAAGCTCGCGGTGACATAAACCCCAGCACGTCGGTATTGAAGAACCCGGCACCGTGGCTGTACTCGGCATTTGGAGTCAAGCCGACAGCAACGGGCAAGACGGTTACTTCCGAGACGGCCCTGGAGTCGACGCCTGTATGGAATGCCATTTGGATTATAGCAACCACGATAGGGTCATTGCCGCTGCCCGTTTTCCAGCGGCTTGACGACGATGGCAAGATAAGGGCGTATAACCACCCGCTCTACAAGTTACTCCACGACACGCCGAACCGGTATGTAACGTCGATGAACTACAGGGTAGCCATGATGCTTCACCTGTTGACCCGGGGTAACCACTATGCGGAGATCGAGTTCAATAGGTCTGGGCTTCCGGTTGCCTTGTGGCCGATACATCCCGACAAGATACGCCGGGTGGGTGGCAAGAAGGATCCGCATTACGAGGTTCACATTGACGGGATCCAGGTGCTAAAGCCTGAGCAGGTCCTCCACATTCCCGGCATGACCATAAATGGTGTTGACGGGTACAGCCCGATCCGCATGGCGAAAGAGGCTATATCACTGGGGCTGGCCATTGAAGAGTATGCGGCTCGGTTCTACGCGAACAACGCGAAGCCGTCCCTGGCCATAAAGACGACAAAGCCCCTGTCGAAAGAGGCCCGGGATCGGTTGAAGAATGACTGGCAAGAAACCTACGGGGGGCTTTCGAACGCACATAGGACGGCCCTGCTCGAGGAGGGCATGGACGTAGCTAACCTGGGCATTCCCCAGGAAGATGCCCAGTTCCTTGAGACCCGCCGGTTTCAGGTCGAAGAGGTGGCACGGATATTTAACCTTCCGCCTCACATGCTCAAAGAGATGACCCACGCCACCTTCAGTAACATCGAGCACCAGTTCCTCGAGTTCCACACGGTGACTCTCCGGCCATGGCTGGTGAATATTGAGCAGGTTATCAAGCTCCGGTTGTTCGGAGCCCTGCTTGAATCTAACCAACAGGGTTACTTTGCGGAGTTTGTTATCGAAGGAATGCTTCGTGGTGACACAACCGCCAGGGGGGCTTTCTACAAGGACCGCTTCTGGACAGCCTCGATAACCCCGAACGAGATCCGGATAAAGGAAAATGAGAATCCCCTGCCTGGTGGAGACCAGCTTTTCTACCCCGCCAACATGGTGCCGATGGGCGGGGATGATCTGACCAGGGAGTTCAAGTTCCGTGAGGACGGGTCCGTAAAGGAAATGCGTGTTGTCCCAGTGGCCACGGCTTACGGTCCTGACCTGACACCAGGCGAAGAGGTTCAGCGGGGTACTGAGTACAGGGCTACGGCCCCTATGCGCAAGAGGATCCGCGACGCTTACCACAAGATATTTGTTGATACGGCGGTAAGGACACTCAAGGGCGAGCGCCGTAACGTGATGTCAACCGTTAAAAAGAACAAGGACAATCCCACCTTCGTTCGTGAGTGGCTGGAGAAATACTACCAGGGTGACCACCAGGCGTTCATGCAAAAGAACTATCGCGGGCCGATGACGGCACTCTCAGAAGCTATCCTGCCGATAGTTGCTGAGGCCGTTGATATAGACCCCGACGAGGTTGGCGTCTCGAAAGACGTGGAAATCCACCTCGAGAAGTTTTCTGTCCGCGAGTCCGTGCACAGTCTTTATAGCCTCATCGAGATAATGGACGACCTTCGTTCATACAGGGACTTAGAAGATAACGAATACGACGACTACGAAGACGCTTTCAACTCCCAGTTCGACGACTGGGAGGAGGGCCGTTCCGGGACTATTGCCAACTGGGAGACCACCAGGATAGACGGGATGACGACGAAGTCCGTATTCCTTGCGGTTGGGGTTACTTACCTGGTGTGGGCGGCCGGTGTAAACGCCTGTCCGTTCTGCTCTGCGCTTGACGGGATGAAGGTCGGCATAGATTCCCCATTCGTTGCCTCTGGTGACTCAGTGGAAGCCGGTGGAGAGTCGATGTCGGTGAGCTGGAACGTGATGACACCACCTGTCCATAACGGGTGTGCCTGTTCAATCGAGGCTGGATAAGAAAGAAAAGGAGCTTGAAATGAGCAAGAAGCCTAAAGGTATGAGCTTGGCGAACAGCCCCAACGCGCTGTTCCCAAAGGGGAAGTCAAGGAAGCTCGAGCTTCGTAACGACGGAGACAAGCGCGAACTCCGACAGTTTCCGCTGACGGAGCTCCGGGTTGTCAGGTCGGACGACGAACCAACGAAAATTGTTGGACACGCTGCTGTGTTCAACAAGTGGTCGGAAGACCTGGGTTACTGCAAGGAGATGATACGCCCAGGGGCGTTCAAGAAGTCCATTAAGAACGATGACATAAGGGCTCTTTGGAACCACGATTCCAACTTTGTGCTCGGTAGGAACGGGGCAGGGACTCTGGAGCTGGCCGAAGACAAGACCGGGCTGTACGTGGAAATCCTACCACCTGATACCCAGTGGGCTAGGGATGCCATGGTGTCCATTGAACGCGGCGATGTGGACCAGATGTCATTTGGTTTCTTCACCATCAAGGATCAGTGGGATGAGAGCAAGGAACCCGCCGAGCGGGAACTCATCGAGGTTGAGGTGTTCGATGTGAGTCCCGTCACCTACCCCGCCTATCCACAGACAGACGTAGCAGTCAGAAGCAATGAGTCAGACGGCGGCGACGCCGATGACATAGAGGATGAAGAGCCAGCCGGCGAGGAGCCCGAAGCCGACCCGCCAGTGTCGGACGGTGACGGGGAAGATTCCCAAGTCCCAGAGGACCGGACTTCAACCTTGAGGGCGCAACTCGAAATCCGCAAGCGAAGGTAAGACTACAGAAAGTGAGGTCCAATCATGGATCCGAACAAGCTCCGCCAGTTACGTGCGGAGGTACTGAAGAGGGCTGACGCTATCATAGCGAAGGCCGAGGAGGCCGAGCGTTCCCTCACCGATGAGGAACTGGCTGAGGTCAACTCCATCATAGCGGAAGCTGACAAGCGCGAGAAAGAGATAGAGGCCATTGAGGCCCTGGCGAAGCGCGAGATGGATAAGCTGGTCGACGATGTCAAGGGCGACATTCCCGAAGGTGACGGTGGATTCCGTTCACTCGGCGATTTCATCAGGACCGCTCTGGAAAAGCCCGGTGACCCACGGCTCCGTGAACTGACCGTGACGGGCAGCCCCGGCGCCCTGGTTCCCGAGGAGTACGCGAAGGAGATCCTCCAGGTTTCCCAGCAAGCTTCGATAGTGGAATCCCGCGCCACGGTTCTCCCCGCCGGTGAGGTTCCGGACGCGACCATCAACCTCCCGGCCGTTGACTACTCCGGCAACATGTATGGTGGAGTCGAGGTAGCGTGGATTGCGGAGGGTGGCTTGAAGCCCGAAACCGATCTCTCGCTCACCGAGATAATCCTGGCCCCGAAGGAGGTCGCGGCTCACACGGTCGTGACTGACAAGCTGCTGCGAAACGCTCCGGCCGCTGAGGTTGTCCTCAACCAGTTGCTGGTCAAGGCCATGGCAGCGGCGAAGGACAACGCCTACATGAACGGTGCCGTCGGTGGACCGACCGGGATCCTGGGCCATGGCGGGACCGTGGTGGTTCCCCGTGACGTGGCTGCCGACATCAGCTACGGCGACATCTGCGATATCTTCGCTCAGTTCCTGGGTGAGAGTGGGGTTTGGGTGTGTGCGAACACGGCACTCCCGACCCTGATGCAGATGGAAGACACCGGTGGTCATCTGATCTGGCAGGCGAATGCCGCGGTAGGACCGACCGGAACCCTGCTCGGTGACGCCCTGTTGAAGTCCCAGCGCCAGCCCGTCCTCGGAACAGAGGGTGACATTGGCCTGTACGACTTCAGCCAGTACATCGTGAAGGAAGGGTTCGGCCTGGCGATTGCCAAGTCCGAGCACGTGTACTTCACCCGGAACAAGACTGTGATCAAGTGCTTCTTGCTGGTCGATGGTAGCCCGTGGATAGCGGCTCCGCTGACCCTCGAGGACGGCGTGACTCAGGCTTCTCCGTTCGTCGTACTCGGCGACGTAGCCAGCTAACCAACCAACAACCCTAAAGCACGTGGGGGTTGGGGTCTGAACCTCGGCCCCCTGTGTTTGGGACTCCGGAGGTCAATCGTGGCAAACACAGAGCGGTTCATGGTGCTTAAAGGAATGAAATGGAGAGGCATAAAGTACCTTCCGCGCGACATTATAGAACTCCATCCCATGGACGGTTCTGTCCTGAAGGAGAAGGGGCTTGTGAAGTCGTTGGGGGAACGTGCCGTTAGACCTCCACCCGAACGTGCCATCGCCTCTCATGCTTGCCGAACCCTCCGAACGAAGGGGCTAAACCGATGAGGGTTATCACGGAGCCGGCGATAGAACCCGTGTCTCTCGAAGAAGCAAAGAGCCACTTGCGGGTTGACATCGACGATGACAATGACTTGATAAACAGCTACTTGCTGGCAGCCCGTCAGTATGCAGAAACATTCACCCGCCGGGTGTTTATCACGCAGACCCTGGAGATAGTTCTCGACGAGTTCCCCGATGGCAAGATTGTACTGGAATCCCCGCCCATTCAGTCGATAGTGGCGTTCACGTACCTTGTATCAGGAGATGACGAGGCAACGGACGTGGACGCGGATACCTACCGGCTGGACACTTACAACGGGGAATTGGCGTTGGCTCCAAGCGAGAGCTGGCCGGCGGACACGTTGGAGACCGGTGGCGCCATCAGTATCCAGTACAAAGCAGGGTACGGCGACGATGCTGCTGATGTCCCTGAGACCATCCGTACGGCTATCAACTTTCTGGTGGCCCACTGGTATGAGCACAGGGAACCTGTCGCGGTAGGGACCATCGCGGTGAATATACCGTGGACGGTGGAGAACCTGCTCTACGCAAAAAAGGTGGTGTCGGCGTGAGGATCGGAGCCCTGCGGAAGCGTATAACAATCCAGGAGATAGCCTCGACGAAAGACGGGTTATCCGGTGTCGTAGAAGCGTGGGCAGACTGGCAGACTGTGTGGGCTTCGATAGATCCACTGCGCGGTGATGAGTATTTTGCCGCGAAGCAGTTCAACGTAGAACTTACCCACAAGATAACCATTCGTTATCGTTCTGGCCTTACCCCTACCATGCGGGTTCTATACGGCGCCAGGGTGTTCTCCATCTCGGCGATTCTCAATCCTGATGAACGGAACCGTGAACTCGTACTGATGTGTACGGAGGCTCAAGAGTAATGGCAATAAAGCACATCGAACTGATCGGTGAGGAAGAGCTGATCGCAAAGCTCAAGGCGATAGATATCGCTGGGCAGACGGTGGTAATCAGCAGTGCTTTAGATGCTGGCGCCGATACGGTTGTCGAAGTCGCCAGGGACAAAGCACCAGGTCCTCGAACGGGAACGTTGGACAAGGGCATTGTTGCCGAAGGTGAGGGTCCGCTTGAGCGTAAAGTGGGGTTCACCCGTGATGCTTTCTACGGGAAGCCCCTGGAGTTTGGCACTGGTCCGAGGAAGTTGAAGAAGCCGCACCGTGTCAAGATCGATGGCAAATGGGTCACCGTCACACACACGGGTTCCCTGCCGGCACGACCCTTTCTGCGCCCGGCACTGGATGATCCCAAAGTCCAAGACGATGCACAACGAGCATTCAAGGCTGAGATGAGGAAGCTGGGGGGCATCTAATGGTAGAGACCATGCTGGCCTCTCTGCTCGGAGAGATAGCGGGTGATGACCATGTATATGCGCTTCGCCTACCAGAGAATTTCACATATCCGGTTGTTGTCTTTCAACCCGTTTCAGGCGGCAAGCCTGTAGCTCATGACGGTCCTACGGGACTTGCATGGGTCCGCATTCAGGTTGATACCTACGCTGAAACCTATGAAGGCTGCAAGGACATTGCCGAGCAGATAAAGGAAGACCTCAACGGATACCAGGGACCCGTCGGTGACGGAACCATTGACGGCATATTCATCGACGGAGAATGGGATTTGTTTGAGGAGTCCAAGAAATTGTACAGGGCCGTAGTGGATTTCAGAATCTACTACCACTAGATCGGAGGAAAGAAAATGAGTGACAGGATGATTGGGTATGGTTCCAGCATAGAGCTGGGAGACGGTGAGAGTCCGGAGGAGTTCACCGCGATACCGGGGCTCAAGGACTTTGAGTTCCCACGTGTCGGAGAAGTGGCCGAAGTGGATGTGACATCACACGATAGCCCCGACGAATCTGAGGAGTCCATCCCTGGGCTGAAGAAGGCCAGCGAGTTCGACATAGAAATCCACTACGACCCGGAGGACGCCATTCATCTGGAACTGGAGTCCATCGCAGAGGGCAGGGAGACAAGGAACTTCCGCGCTGTAGATCCCGTGGATACAACCTATGAGTTCGAGGCGTACCTCAAGAACTTCAAGATCGGGATGCCCGTTGCCGGTGCGTTCGTGGCCAGCATGACGCTGAAGATGGCCGGCGCCCCGACGAAGCTGTAAGTGAAGGGAGTGATTGCTTGTGGCTGATACGAAAAAGGTAGTCACCATCGAGCTGGGTGGCCGCCCGAGGAAACTGCGCCTGTCTCTCTGGGCGCAGGAACTCGCCGAGAAGGAGTCCGGTAGGCCCTTTGGTGAAATGGGTCGGTGGGTTAGCGACCAGATAACGATCCTCTGGGTGGCCATGCTCGAAGACGATCCAAATATCACCCGGGACGAAGTCGCCAAGATGATAGACACCGGTGACGCGGACAACATTGGGGAGGCCCTTGATGAACTCGGCGATGAGGATGATGGGACCCCTTTAGCGACCGAGAACACCAGCGACGAGTCCGCTGGGCTAGAGCCCGTTCCGAGTGGGGATTGACAGAAGAAGAATACTGGGACCTTGATGATTACCAGCTGGCCGCTTTTGTCGAACTTCACAACGAACGTGTTGAAGTAGAACACCAACGGGTTCGTCTCATCGAAGCCCAGGATCGGAACGCTACTTTCCGGGCCGGGATGATTGTGGCAACCATTGCCAACGTCCACCGCGACCCCGAGAAGCAAAAGGACCCGTGGGGTCCCGGGGACTTCTTCCCGTCTTTGAACCCTTCCCCTGGTGAAGATGTCCCCTCTCCCGATGAAGAGCATGAACCCAACTGGAGGGGTCTCTTTACCTTCTTAGAGCGCGAGTCCAGGAAACGGAGTAAGTAATAATGGGAATGTCAGGTGGGGCCTTATCTACACTGGTAGTGCGGCTCGTTGGCGACACAAAACAATTTCACAGTTCCATGGGTGGGGCCGTATCGAAGATGACGGCTGTTTCTTCGAAGATGACGGCTATTGGCAAGAAGATGACCAAGGGTCTCACCGTTCCCATACTTGCCATTGGAGCCAGTTCGGTGTTCGCTTTCGCCAAGTTCGACGACGCGATGACCTCTTCCCTTGCCATCATGGGGGAGATCTCCGGCCCCATGCGCAAGAAGATGGAGACCGCCGCGAGGGACGTTGGCAAGACGACTTCCTTCTCCGCTACCCAGGCTGCCGAAGCCTACTTCTTTCTTGCCTCTGCCGGGTTGGACGCGGCTCAATCAATAGGCGCTTTGCCGAAGGTGGCCGCCTTCGCCCAGGCCGGTAACTTTGACCTGGCACAAGCAACAGATCTCTTGACCGACGCACAGTCCGCGCTTGGCTTAACCTCAGATGACACCGCCGTTCACATGGAGAACATGGCGCGGGTGTCCGACGTGTTGGTTAAGGCCAACACCCTCGCCAATGCCTCCGTCCAACAATTCTCTGAAGCCATTACTTCAAAACTCGGTGCCGGTCTCCGCTCTATGAATAAGCCCATTGAAGAAGGCGTAGCGGTCTTGAGCGCGTTGGCTGACCAGGGACTCAAGGGTGCCGGTGCCGGTGAGGCTCTTACCCGGGTGATGGAGGAGTTGCAAGTCAAGGCGCTGGACAATACAAAGGCATTCGAGAAGTACGGCGTGACGGTCTATGACTCCACTGGCAAGATGAGGAATATGGCCGACGTGGTGGCCGATGTTGAAAAGGCCACGGCTGGTATGAGCGACGAGCAGGTCACCGCGATGTATAGCGAACTCGGCCTCCAGAAGCGCAGCATGGCCACGATGAAGCAGTTGACCGGCACCTCTGATGCTATTCGGAAGTACGAGGCGGATCTCCATTCTGCTGGCGGCATAACCGATGAGGTTGCAAACAAGCAGATGCAGGGTTTCTGGAAACAGATGGGCCTGGTCAAAGACAAGCTCGTTGATGCCGCGATTACCATCGGTAGCGTCCTGGCGCCGAAGCTGAAGTCACTCGCCGACTTCGTGGGCAAAGTCGCCGACAAGTTTTCCAGTATGTCTCCCAAGACGCAGGACATGATTATCAAGTTCGGCCTTGTCGTTGCGGCCATAGGGCCGGTGCTGATGGTCGGCGGCAAGCTGATAAGGACCGTTGGTAAGATTGCCGGGGCTATCAAAGGCGTAATAAATCTGGGCAGTAAATTTATCGGATTCTTCTCACGGCTCGGTGGCGGAATGACAACCTCACTTGGACCCGTTGCAAACACACAGACAGCGTGGGTAGGTCTTAATAAAGCAGGGAAAACAGTCGGTAAAAGTACGGCTACGTTGGGTAGTAAGTTAAGCGGACTGGCAGGGCCATTAGGTATCGCTGGTATTGCTGCTGGTGGGCTGGCAATAGGATTAGGAACTCTATACGCAAAGAACAAAGCAGCATCCGACGCTTTCTATAAAGGTATTTCAGCAGCGACAGAACATGGCAATGCGATGGACAATCTCAAAAGTAAGGTTGCCGATTTAACGGTAGGGACACAGGAATATAATGATGCTCTTGAGGCACAGCGTGTCAAAGCAGAAGAAATCATAGACCAGACCAATACCCTGTTTGCAATCTATGACGAAACAGGCAGGGTTGTTGATGTCAATACTGATGCCATGCTGTTACTGAACGCTGCGCTTGGAGATACCGACCAGAAGGTTGCAGACCTTTCAATATCCCAAGATGATAGTTCAACCATTCTCGCCGAAGCCATTGGCCTTACGGGTGATTACACCACGGAGATGGCAGAGCAAGAAGCAGAGATAGACAGGCTGATTACAAAAATAGCAGGAATGGTAGAGAACAACGAAACGGGTGTTCGTCAGTATCAAAAGGACTTGGAAGTGCTGGTAAAGGAGCATGATAAGGCGGCTTCCAGCACAGGTGCTTCTCTAGCAATCATGGAAGAAAATGTTGTTGCCTTTGGTAAGAAAATAACAGGACCACAGGGCATGTCAGCGATGTCTACAGAAGACATAAATAACATGCTGGCGATGATGTCTCATAGTAGTCCCTTGGTTAAAGAGCAGGGACTTAATATGTTTCAGCAGATAATCGAGGCAGAGAAAGCAAAAGACCCTGAAATTGCAGCAGGTATGCAAGCAATTATGACTGGGGTTGAACAGAAGATAAAAGAATTGCCTGCTGGACAGAGAACGGCAGAAAAGATGGCAGAATTGGTACAGTCTGAAATCGACGCTCAACCAGCAGCGAAAGCAGAAATGGAAAGATTGGGCATAGATATTGCAGCAATCATTGACGCCTACGATGTAACCACTAACCCTGTTACTTCTGGTGGCTACAACGCCACTTCTTTCCATAACACGCTTGCGAACGTGCAGGACATGATGAACAGGGCAAACATAACTGTACCTGTTTGGATGCAAAATGCGGGTCAAGGTGGCGGTGGAGGTGGACCGAAACGACATGGTGGTGGTGACATACCCTCTTCTGGTTGGTACGACCTGGATGAAGGGGAAGGGGTTCTCCAGCGTTCAGCAATGCGGCGTCTTGGCGCCGGCGTGTTCCGTATGCTTAATCGTGGGATACTTCCTGTTGCTCGTGGTGCCGGCGCAACCGTAACCATCGGTGATATCCATTTCCACTCAGTTGACCCCGAATATGACGTAGCGCAGGTCAGGAGGCTATTGGGTGAAACGGCACGTGAGGCCAACCACCTTGGCAGGGTATTGAAGAAGGGTAACGGATAATGGCATACGAGAAGACCTCAAGCGGCGTTATATTCGAAGAAGATACATGGGCGTCGTGTCCAGCGGGAATGAACGAAGAAGAAGATACACCCGGACGGATAACATATCCCGCCGACGGAACTGTCGTGTTCACGACAGCAACGAATGCTCAATATGCTTACCTTGTTAAAGCGGTAGCGATGGCGGACGCGGACGAATGGGTCACGCGTATAAAAGCGAAAGCGTCCACTGGTGGCGGCTACGGAACCCCAGTCTGCCATTTGCATGACACGGCGGCAGTCCCGTCGGGTTCGTTCGCGTGGGCGTCGCCGCCGAACCGGTCAGTCATGCGGTTTTTTGGACCGTCGGGTGCCGGCTTAACATCGATCGCGGCGTGGGAAACAACCGCCGTGAATGTCTGGACGTTGGGCGCGTTCGCATACGACACCTATTATCTATTTGAAACCTTACATGGCGCAACACAGGACACATTACGTTACATGTTGGGTTCGGATTTGACCGCGTATCTAAAAACCGGCGCCTATAATCATGCGTTCACAAATGACCCGTTTGCCGTGTTTGGTGATGGCGATACAACCAATTTCCGTGGGACATTGGTTATCGACTATATTCAAATCCTCGAATCCCTCGACGTGGTTGTCACCGATTTGGGCGTCGGGTCGGGATACACGGTCAAGCTATACGATTCGTCCGATAACGAACAGGCGTCCGCGTCCGAATCCGGGGCTGGGACCGCGACGTTGGATTGTTCACAAGTTGAGTTTGAGCTGTCCGGATATTTCGAGATATACGATGGCGTCGATCTTGTCCGCCGGTTGCCGGCGTCCGGCAATTTCACGGGCGAAGGGGTTTTTGGCGGTGACGAATGGCCCGGGGTGCTACCTGGCCCGGCGATTTCCTCAATCACCCCCGGCTCCGAGCAGGTAGGTGAGGAGGTAACGATTGCAGGATCCGCCTTTGGCGCGTCTCAGAGCACGTCTACCGTGACGTTCAACGGCACTGATGCCGGGACAGCCACCTCGTGGTCGGATACTGAGATTGTTATCGACGTGCCTTTGAGCGCGACGACGGGCGATGTGGTAGTTACTGTTGACGGTGATGCTTCAGCGGGTGAGTCGTTTACCGTTCTACCTCCAACCGTGTCGGCAATCACCCCGGACACAGGGGTAAACACCGGGTCAATCATCATCACTAACCTGGCGGGAACGGGTTTCCTTACCGGAGAGACAGCCAAGCTCAAGCTCGCGGGTGAAAGTGACATCTCCGCCACTGACGTGGTGGTTGTGTCGGGCACTCAGATCACCTGCACCTTCGACCTCGATGGAGCCCTGGCCGGCGACTGGGACGTGGAGGTAGACAACCCCAGCACGGCTACGGGAACGCTGGTGGAGGGCTTTGAGGTCACTGATCCCCCACCACCCTCAATCGTATCTGTCGCGCCGGCTCGTGGTGGCAAAGGGCTAAGGGCGATTATCGCGGGGCTCGACTTTGCCGACACGGAAGGGACGGTCCTGCTCGATGATACTGAGTGCGAGATTCTAGCCTGGAACGATACCAACGTCACTATCAGGATACCGGAGTTACCATGAGTACGCTTACTCTCACCACAACTTACGGTGACAGTGACACCATAGAGTTCACCTACACCAACCGCACGACGCTTCTATTCGTCGATGCCGACTACATCATGTCTGACGGCGCGTCAGGGAACATCCTGCTTGACCTCAACGACGGGGTGGACTACGAGCTCATGCTCAACGTCTTCTCCCCTCACCCGGCTTCTCAGCGGCAGGAGTTAGCCGATTCCCCCCTGGTGGACGGGCGGAAGTATCTACCTGGGCTCGACAAGCTCGAGGACGTAGTCCTGCCGTTTAGTATCAAGATACTCGGTGACGATGACGGGACTCGGGAGAAAGCCACCGCTCTACTCACTGAAGCTCGCAAAGATGTTGTTTATGTTGTCTTCGCTCCTTATGGCGCGGGTGAACTGACTTTTTACTCGGCACACCCGTCGGCGAAGTTCAACGCAAGCCGCTACTGGCAGAGGGAGTACAAAGACGCGAACATAGCGGTGGTTGACTTCGACTTGGAAGCCTCATGCGGCTACGGCATCATCCAGGAGATTAAGCCGTTGGAGAACCGTGTTCCCAACGCGGGGTTCGAGGAGTGGACGCTCCTGACTGTCGACGACTGGACAATCACGGTCAGCGGATCGTCGGCGGTCACCAAAGAGGAGACGATATTCCTCAGCGGGTCGAAGGCGGTCAAGTTCGTTCGTAACGGCGGGGATTGTGAGATTGATACCACGGGTTACATCTCCGTGGATGAAGACCATCCCTTCTACCTGGACGGCCATATCTACTCCACGGCGGCCCTAGAGGTTACCATAGAGGCCGATTGCTACGATGCTGATGGCCTACTCGGCACGGTGTCATTTACCGGCGACACCAGAGGCGCGACAGCGTGGGACAAGCACGTCCACTACCTCGTTGACTCGGCACAGATAACCGAGTATCATATCGCGTCCTCCGACTTCCCTGACGGCACCACGAAGGCGAAGCTCCGCGTGTCGCTCAACGAGGACGGCACTATATACCTCGATGAACTTTATTTCGGTGACGCCGACTGCTCATGCGACAACTCGATAGAGGGCGTGATGGGGCTGGACATCACCGGCATCTCCGGCGACCTCCCCGCTTTGTGCGACATCACCTTCGGCAACCCGTTTGGCACGCCTGTGTGGAAGTCACAGACAAGCGGCGTGACCAAAACGCTTTATGCTGTGGTCGCCGTTGATTCGACCACGGCCTATGTCGTTGGCGCAGATGGAACGATTCTCAAGACAACTGACAGCGGGCAGTCCTGGGTTGCTATGGACGGTGGCGTTAACAAGCATCTGTACGGCGCGACGGTGTTTGACGCTACGCATATCTGGGCGGTTGGCAAGGACGGCAAGGTTCGCTTTTGTGACGGGACGACCTGGTCTGTCCAGACGCTGCCGCACGTGACTTACTCAATCACGAACGCGGGGATGGAGAATTGGGTGGGGGATGACCTCAATAATTGGGATGAGGTCGAGAGTGGGATAGCCATATTGCCAGCAACTGCGTATAAGCACGGGGGTTCAAAAAGCGCGAAGCACGAAGCCACCGCGACCGGTAACATTTACGGTATCCAAACAACGGGCAACTTCTATGCAATCAATCCTTACCGCGACTACACGTTCAGCGCATGGCAATTATTTGGTTCACTTCCTGATCCATTCAAGATTAGATTGCAGGTGCTCTTCTATAATTCAAGTGGTACGTACCTCGGTTACAAAGAGGCATCATTCAGATACGTATATCCCTGGACCAAGCGCAGCGTCAATGCTGCTCTCGGTGATTATCCGTCAGGAACGGCCAAGACTAAACTTAGAATCCGAACCGACATCACGGGCTATTCATACATGGGGGATTACATCTACTGGGACGACGTGACGTTAGAGGAGACTTCCTACCCCGACCTCTATGACATTGAGTCAATCACCGCCACGAACCTTGTCGCGGTCGGCGAGGGCGGGTCAATCTATACGACCAACGATGGCGGGACAACGTGGGTGGAGCGCGCCTCCGGCACGTTCGAGCACCTGTACGCGGTCTCAGCCGTTGACGCTACGCACATATACGCCGTGGGCAAGGAGGGCACGATACTGTTCTCCGCCGACGGCACCACCTGGACGGCGCAGTCCAGCGGCACGACCGAACGGCTCTATGGCGTGTGCGCTATCGACTCCACTCACATATACGCAGTAGGGGCTAACGGGACAATCCTGTTCTCAGACGGCACGACTTGGACGGCACTCACATCGGGAACGGTGCAGAGGTTGAATGAGGTATCCGCTGATAGCACTTCAGAGATACGGGTTGTCGGAAGCGTGGGCACGATTCTCAAGTCAACGGACGGCACGACCTGGACACTTCAGCCGGGGCCAGCGTCGGTCGACCTTCGGAGCATAGACAACATCGCCGCAGGGATAGCATGGATAGTCGGCGACGACGGCACGATTCTCCGTGGCGAGTACAGCGCGTCGGCGCTCGCGGCAACGAATATCGTGCTGGGGCAGCGGGATGGTTACCACGAGGACTTCAACCCCGTGGTCGAAGCGTCCGATGGCGATTTGGCTTACAGCCCGTACCGACGCTTTGGAAACTACCGCGAGTTGGATGCTACAGAGACAGCCGACTTCCTGTTCAACCTTGCGGCCCACCACGGTAACCGCTACGCGATAACCGCGGGTATGACGTTCGACGGGTCTACCGCTTTCGACAAGGGCACTCTCCAGATAAAGTTGCAGACAACGGAGGGGACGCCGATAACGGGACAGTACCTCTCGGATGAGGTTGACCTGGGCGATCCCAACACCGACTGGAAAGAGGTCATGCTACAAGCCGAGGTCTGGAACGACCTGGACAACATCCCGTCTCATGTTGTTTCACATGAAGCCGCCCTGGGTAACATCGACCAGTTGGTGCAGATGATAGCGAACGCTTCCCTGGGTGCTGTGAAGTTACAGCTTGATTACGTGGCGATCATGCCGCTTGACCGGTTTACCAGGATAGATGATATCTCAGCAAACTACCTCATCATCGACTCCACAAAGGGGACCGTACTCGACTCACTCACCAGCTCACCGTCAACCGCGATGGTTCACGATCCCACTGACGTTATCGGGACGCCACGGTTTGTCATGGATCCTGCTGGCGTGAACATGGTGCTCCTATCGATTCGAGATGTGAGCGATGACCAGCGTGTGAGTATCGTCAACATGACTGTGCGATGGCGCTCGAGGTACAAGCTCCATGCTTAGTGTAGAGATATGGGATCCGACTGAAACGTTTAAGTACCCGTCGATCGAGGATGAGATAGAAGGGTTGACCTTTGGGACATTGCTCGGGGTGGGGTTCTCAACCTTTGACTTTACCGTTAAGAGATCGCCGCGGTTCGCCTATGGTGATCTTGCGTTGACCAACATCGCCGTCATCCGCGACGGGAAGGATGTTGCCTGGAAAGGAGACATCGCCTGTCGCGGCGTAGAGGCGGCAGGGAACATAACGATGCCGGTGGAATGTGACGGGCTCGGGGCCCGGTTGATAACCAGGGCAACGACGGCCTCATTCGGCAACGAGGATCTCACAACGTGGGTTGCCGATCACCTGTTAACTGATAGCGATCTAGGCTATTCAGAGGGACGCATTGACACTGGTGATGATTATACCTTTCCTTACGGCATAGACATTGGTGCCGGGACCACGGGGGACTATTTCGCCGGGGTGCTCGAGAAGGGCAACAAGGCGAACGGCTGGTTTTACGGTGTGTGGGAGGACGGGTTCTATCTCCACCCGTACCCTACAACCGCGGACTATGAGGTCGAGGCCGGGAATGCCAAGTATTCTCTACGTTACACGATAGAGGATATTGTCAACTACTTGAGGGTGTCCTATACCGTCGATGGTAGTATCTACAAGTATTTCTGGTGGCCGTCAACTGGACCCGATGCAACCTCCAAGGCTCTCTATGGTAGGCGGGATGGCACTCTTGCGGTACAGGGCAAGGCATCACTAGCACAGGCAGAGCAGATGGCGACGGTGTTCCTGGATGAACACAAGCGAATGAGGCCGCAATCGTCGTTTGAGGTGACGGAGGTTACGAGCGTTGCGACGGGGCAGGTGGTGCCGCTCTCGAAAGTGAGGGCAGGGAAGGTGATCCACATCAAGGGCATCTATCCCACGGCCCACACCCCCGCCCAGGCGCAGGTGATAAACGAGCTCTCCACGTTCGAGATTGCACAGACATCTTGTGAGATTTCACTCCGTGGCCACGTGAAGAAGTGCACCATTTCCCCAGGCACCATGGGACTCATGATGGATAAGATGCTGGCAAGGATCGAGGCGCGGCAGCAATGAAAACGAGCCAAGTAAAACCTGATGGACACCGGTTACGTGAATGGCGCTTCCTCGAGAAAAAGGAATCCACTACTCCATACGTTATTGCCCTGACCAATAACACAAATTGGAACACCCTACTGACCTCCTCTACCTTTGCCGTGGAGGAAGACAGTTATATAAGGGCGATTGTGACCGGAGAGATGCAGTCGTATATCACAGGAAACCACGAGTTCCAAGAGCGTGTTTACGCTATCGTTGGTGGTGCTGGTATCTTCCCCGCCTCCCATAACCTTCGGACAATGGAGCGGTACTTTCATACGACTTATG